ATGAAGGTTGTTCGCTCTATATTTAAAACTTTTCGTTTAGTAGGTTTAATTGTAAAGCCAGTACTTAAAGCATTATCTAAAAGTAAATTTTAAATCTCATAAAAATAAAAATCCCCTTTTGCATATGAGTGCAAAAGGGGATTTTTTCAAATTAATCTATTCGTTCTACAGATACTGGTTCATAGATAAATAAGAAACGGTACCTTTACACTAACATCTATAAAGATGAAAATCAATATATAAATACCTACCTATAGAATCAGGTAACATTTTTATTCATAAAACTATTCTTTTGTATTATTTCAAATACTCGTACCACCAGTTTCTTTCGTCCATCCAAGCTGTAATTTTATCAAGTTCACCATTTGGTAAAATTTCAGTTTGTAAATACGCTAAACCAGTTAATGGATCAGAGACAACTTTCCCTTTTGTTCCACGCTCATTCATAGCGTTTACGACTTCCTGGACCAATGAAATGCCAAAACCACCAGATTTAACATATTGATAGCCAACATTAGCAATAGCTTGCTCTGGCTGTTTCTCTTCTGTAAACCAAGCTAACGATTTGCTACCAATTAGAGAATTCAAATCACACTTGCCGATACCAGGTACATTACCAGTTTCAGAGTACTGCCAAATATCACAAGGGTATGCTGGTTTATTCCCTCCATAGCGTGGAATCCATACGAAATCACAATTAACATTTGCCATTCCGAATGGAGCATACATATGATGGCCAACATATAAACCAACTTTTTTAGCACCTAATCGGCGTAATTCATTGATAAATGCTTGTGTACCAGCTCGCATATCATTCATTGTTTTAACTTCAACATCCGCCACCCAGACTGTCGCACTCTTGTCACCACGGTTCCAGAAATCACGAGCTTCTACTTTTGCATCTTCTATAGAAACAAAGCGACAAAATGCATAATTACCAAACGGAATTCCATACTGTTTCATTGCTTGTACATATCCTTTATATAATGGATCTATGTAATTTGATCCATCCTGCACACGAGCAATTATAAAGTCCAAATGTTGTTTTGCTATAGGCCAATTAATATTACCATTCCATTTTGAAATATCTACAATATAACCCATTATTTATCGTCTCCTTCACTATTAACATCATGATCAGACCAAATCCCTAATGCGATACCAACTGACAGCAAATAAGGCGCTAATTCATCTGGACGAATATGAACTTGTGCTGGAACTCGACCACCACCGACTTTCGCATGTCCCTTTTCTAAAAGATGCGTTAATTGTCCTTGCGTATTATGAAGGACAACACCATTACCTTCTTTTTTCTTACGCCATCCTTTACGATAAGCACCTGTTTTTTTAGGACTATTTTGCTTTAATTTACCTACAGCAATATCGCCCACTTCATCAATTTCATTTTCTAAGTTTTCTTCCACAACATTTGCATACCTTTGTAATTCTCTAGCAATCTCACTAGTAAAATCATTCATATTAAGTATGCTCCTTTGCGATAATGGTCAATGTTTGATACATTTCATCATCATTCATTGGCGGTTCGATTATATCGAAGGTTCTATGTCCTGTTTTATCCTTCAAAATAATTCTCATTAATTCTGTAATTCCCGCTGTGTAAGGAATTACAAACCGATAAATTCGCGTGGACTGTGAAGCCGAAGCTTCAATGTACTCTGAACCTTTTATCGTTTTTATCATCGCCCATGCTGTTTTAACTTCTTGCCAATTACCAGTTTCAATTTCTTGATTTAATTCATCTTTTATTACTTCAGGCTGCTCAAAAATAATTCGATTTCTAAAATCACCTGTATTCAGTGGCTTTTTATACTGAAAAGGACGCATTTTATTCACCGCCCAACTTAATTTCTTCTAAAGCCTTTTCAATGCTTAAACTATTAATCTGACTTAAAAAATTCTTGTCAAAATACTCTAGAGCATCGTTATAAACATAACGAGAGCGTTCAAAGACTAATTCCTTGAACACCTCGTCTTTATTAAGGTCGTAATTACCACAAACCCTAATTAAATCTTTATTAGATGCAAATAAGATGCGTCTTAGGTTGTCGTCTTCATCATCGCCTAATCGCATCCTATCTTTGAATTGCTGTAATATTTCATTTGAAATTACTGTTTCCATTCACATCATTCCTTATTTAGTTGCTGGTGGTGTTTCCTCAAGGCTTAATGTGTAAACTTGTGAAGTATATTTGTCCTTCGGCTTACCCGTAGCATATTGTTTAGCAATATAAAGTGTTGCATCTTCTAAAGCTAATGTTTCTTCATACTTTTTAATTGGTTCGGTTCCACCCATCGCTGCAATATACTCTCCTTTAACAAAAAACAGCACCTTACCTTGAGGTACAAACACTGATTCTGTAGGAGTTGGATTGAACGGTAAGCTTGTCACATACACTCCAGCTGCATTTTGAATTGTTGCATTTGCTTGGATATCAAAAGTATCAAACGGATTTGTTACCATAACTACTTTCCCAGCAATATTTTTTGGTCTGTCTGCATCGGTTTTACCATCAGGATTTAGCTTTTTAGCCAGTAATTTAACAACTCCTTTTAATTCATTGATTGTTTTTCGACCTGGTTCAAATGTTAAGGTCCCTGCTGTTTTTTTATCTGGATATACTCCCCCAACAACACTTCCACTTGGATCTTTTAACAATCCGATAGGTTCATCTTTACCTGTACCAATTACGAATCCACGTCCTAAACCTACAGACATAGCTTCTGAAATCATTGTACGAACATAGCGTTCCACCCACACTGGACCAAGTTTAAGCATGTCATTTGCCAATGGGATAAATGCCGTTAATTTAAGTTGAGAGATAGACTCTTTTCGGAATGTAGCATTTAGTTGTCCTTTAATATCACCGAATAATGGTCCCCATACAGCTGCACCTTCTGGATCTCCATAGATAAATTCTGTCACAGCACCTAAGTTTTCTAATCCGATATGTTCTAACAACGGATGACCCTGAACTAAATCATCAAAAATTCGTTCTTGTGTTGTCTTAGGTAATGTTTCAGTATCTTTAAATCCACCATCTTGAACAACTGCATTAAAGAATTTCATTTCCTCACTCGTTAATACGTTAGAACCACGAGACTGCATAATAGAACGGTCTACAATAGATTCATTGACTTGATTCAAGATATCCGAACGAACATCTGTAGCGAGTGCTTCAATCATGGAATTTAAAGCCGCTGTTTGTTCTTCTGGTGTTCCTTCCTGCGTTGCTTTCGCAAAAGCTAGTTTTTTCTCTTCAAAGTTATTAAATTTAATTACCATAATTTATTTTCCTCCTAAATTTAAAAAAAGCGTACTCAGATTCTGTTTTGTTTTAACAGGCTCTTGAATAGGCTCTTTTGTTTTTTGATTATTTGGCTGTTTCGTATACTTAGCTACTAAATCTTCTTTAAAATTTTCTACAACTTCCTCTTCTTCCTCTTCTTCCTCTTCTTGCGTATCATCTATTTCGATTTCATCAGCAATTTCATCAGCTAAACCAAGAGCAACTGCTTCCTCTGCTGTTAGCCATGTTTCATCTTTTAATAGTTGCTTTAATTCTTCATCTGTTCCAACAAAACGTTTCTTATAAGATGCCGCTAAAGCTGAATCAATCTTTCGTAAATCTCGTGCTGTTTTTTCAAATAGGTCTGCATTTCCATATTCGATGGTACTCGCTTGATGAATCATCATCATAGTATTACTAGGCATAACAATCTTATCACCAGCCATTGCAATAACAGATGCTGCACTGGCTGCCCACCCATCAATATGAACTATAATTTCGGCATCATGCTGCTTTAACAGATTGCAAATTGCTACACCATCAAATGCTGAACCTCCACCCGAATTAATATGAACGTGAATTTTTTCTGCTTTTACATCTTGAATTTTTCTTCTTACTGCTTCAGCGTTATTTTCACTAAACCATCCACCGATTGATCCATAAACAGTTAATTTATACTCATTTTCTCCTTTAGCTTCAAAGCGAATATCTCGTTTTAAATTTAAAAGCTTATTCATGTTCAAATGTTCCATCATTTATCACCTCCTTCAGATTCATTTAGTTTCGTATAGTTCTTCGTAATATGATGGATATTTAAGTTTGGATCATCAGAACTTTCATAATCTACTTCTGAACGAATCTCATTTCCTGTAAATGCACTTGAAGAAATGAGTTTATCAATACTTGTTGCAAGGTCAAATATACTCTGATAAGAAACAGCTTTAACTTCAATCTTTTTCCCTGAAAGATACTCATTCATTTCAAAGAATTTAACATTTGCTTCATCAGATAGCTTTTTTAATAACGGCCGTACTGTGAAAAGCATGTAGTTTTTCGTTTGCTTCTCTACATCAGCCATTTCACCATGTATCAAAGCTGTTGGAATACCAATTGCCATAGCTACCTGATTTAAGAAACCATTTGTAACCTTATTGATTTCTTCCACACTGGGGCCATTCGCAACGCCATTGTATATTTCGTTATAATTAAAACCCTTTTGTTGTGGAACAATAGCAATATCCTTATTACCAAACGCCTGATACATATCATCAATAAACTTTTGTAATTTTGCTATATTCTCTTCCGTCTTGGCTCCTGTCATATCCATATCAACTGTTCCGCGAACTTGATTTTTACGCTTTTGAGAGCTTAGTATTCTACCAAATAAGTCCCCGTAATCTGCAAATAAACCATCAATAAGCGGAGATAGTTTATCATTTCGATACTTTAAATGAATTACTTCACTTTGCCTAAAACTTCTCTTAAACGTATAATCTTTTACTATTACATCAGTAAAAGTATCCTCAAACACAGCATATTCATTATGTTGAAATCCATCTGCAATAAGTAAATCACCATCATCAGCCTGTATAACTAAACACTCATTATCATAAATAAGTTTGCGAATAAACCTTTCCCAAAAGGTACTTGCTGTCATATTCTTGTTTGGTCTAACGTTTAATCGGTAATAAAGTTCATTCTTCTCAAATGCTTTCCCCTGTCTTACTCTGAATTCGGATTGACTTATTGTTCTTCCCAAAAATGAGACACATGTATCAATTGCCAATCGTTTCATATGAAGTCTGTTTGCTGTATCAGCAATTATGTCTAGATCCACCATAAATCCTAGTTCTTTATTTCTTTTAAATACTGAACCTAACCATCCAATGGTTATCACCCCCTTTATTAGAATTTAATATCGCCTATAACGAAATCAGTTACTTCTTGTATTTTATCTGCTCGATAAAGAGCATGAACAAAACTTTGGAATCCGTCAGTTTTTCTTCGCACCGGTTCTTTCTTTTCATATATTTTATTTCCGTCACCTTTGATAACAACCAATACGTTTTGCGTGTACCAACGCATAAGAGGGTTATCACCGAAAATAATCTGCTCATTTGCAAATGCCATTTCAATCCGTGGTGCTAATAAACTATGGATTGCTTTAGGATTTCTTATAACTTCTATTTCGAATCCTTCCGCAACTAATAAAGGTCTGATTGCTTCCATCCGGAAGTTATCAGCTATAATTTTCTTAACACCATATCGTTCACGCATTTTTACAAACCAATCAACGATGTGTTGAGGATTGATAGTTGGCTCGTCCACAACAGTTAGTAAACCTTGCTCTTCCCATTCTTTTATTGGCGCAAACTTCTGTTTTTTGAACTCGCCTGCCTTTTTGGAATATCCATAATAAATATCAACAAATTCTTTTCGTACAAAGGAATGTGTTTTGAAAAGATACTCACCAGATTGTCTAAACAAAAGACCGCACGCTGCGAAATCTCGGATACTTGCAAAGTCTAACGACCCAATACATTCTTGACCATGTAAATCTGGAAACGGTCGATTTGTAGCAAGAATTTCTGACCATTTTGCAACGGAACGTTCTAAGTTTGTAACAGGTAAGTTCATACGCTTTGTCATGAACTCTTCTCGGTTGCTTGGATCATCCTCTAAATCTTCATATTCTTCCTTGATCGTTTCAAGTAATCCCTCAGCATACTCACTTAAAGGCTTAGATAACATAGGATTAGCAAGCTCCCAATTATCAAGATCATCTACTTCAGTTTCGTCATTTAGTTTACAAATAAAAGGAAAGACAGCATTCGGACGTGCTTCGCCGTTTAATACCTTCATTGCTTTTTCTTTTTGCTTATCTAAGAAACCGTCACGAACATATCCATCTGTACCAATGTAAAATTCACGTGGGTTTTTCTTTTTCCCTAGACCGCTTATGTGAACTCGAACATCTTTATTGCTTTCATATTGATGTATTTCATCAAATACAACCGCACCATCACGCAAACCATCTTTTGTATCTCCGTTTGAAGTCCTAAACTTCAATACACTTCCTGTAGCTTTAGAGACAGTTTGAGTTAATGTTGTTTTAAATGCTCGTTGCAATATTTCATTTCGTTTAACGCATTTATGAACTTCATCAGGACTTGTTTTCGCTTGTTCTTCACTGTTTGCAACAACGGAAATGTTATACTCCGGAATACCATGCATTTCACTAATTAAAAAATGGATGATGACTGATATTAATCCGTTTTTACCACCACCACGTCCAAGCATCCATAGGAATTTACGATAAAATACACGACCATTTTTCTTGTAAAATAAAAAGACGAATGCTATTAAGAATTTCTGAAAAGATTGTAATGGAAAGTACCACTTCTCACCAAAGCGGATACACTTCTCAATCATTTCATCATCAAAATATAAATCGTCTCTGTTCAAAACATATTTTTCTAGATATTCAATTAACAATTCTCTTTCTTTATTGAACTTTACTTTTCCACTTCGATAAAGCTCAATATATTCATCAATGTACTTTTGCCTAATCATGTTAGATCACTTTCACTATAACCCGCATTAGGAATGTTAGCCTTAACAACAAACTTTATATCTCTACCTAACGCAATTAAAGAACTGTTAATTTTATTCCTCTCACCTATAAGAGGGTGGGCTTTAACAAAAACTTGAGAACCGTTTTTTACTGTTACGGACTCACCTTCTTTATTAATAGTTTTATTTATTTTCCTAAATGCTTTGACAAGATCAATATATCTTTCTACCTTTTCAACTTCGACTAAATCTGTAATATCAATACTATTCATGAGCTGTTCTTTTAACCTTATAATACTAACAGCCATCTACCCACCCCCCCTTACGTGCGTAATTTCGAAAAAAACCTGACAGTTAACCCCCTCCTCCGGTGCCCCTAAGACGAATTTTTCATGAAATATTTTAAGGGGGGTGTTATTTTTAAATTGTTTTACCACTTTTCATCATGTTCCCATTTATTTTGTTTCTTTTCGTAAACTCTTCCATGTTCTTTGTTATGGCAATTAACACATACTGTTTCAAGGTTGTCTATTTCTAATGCAAGATCAGGATGATGCTCAAGCTCTTTGATATGATGGACAACAAGCTGTATCTTCTTACGCTTTGCTCTCTCACTGTATTCATTGGTGTCTGTTTGAACACGACCATTTCGTTTACATTCCTGGCACTCATAGTTGTCTCGCTTCTTTACTTGTTCACGTAATTGTTTCCAAGCTCCACTATCATAGAACTTACGCTTCTGTTCTTTTATTTTAAACTCTTTCATTTGTATTTACATTCACACATCCTCTCCGTCATCTTTGTAATTTTTATATAATAAAAAGCATCCAATTGGATGCTCGTTTCTCGAAACACTATACTTTTATTATGAATATAGAAAATGAAGTTTTACTCTCCGCACAAAAGTAAAAACACTATTTCTTTAATTAAAAACCTCTAAAAGAAATAGTGTTTTTTATCTGTTCTAGATAGTCGATTATTTAAGGTAATTGAATCTCCATCTTCGCTTGATCACCTTGGTAATTTAATTTTCCTTGTTGAATTAGTTGATGTACTCGGAAAGTTAAGTAAGTATCACCTATACGCTGTTCATTTTTCTCCATTACCTCTCCAACAATTCGAGATACACGTTGATATTCATTTGATGTATTTTCTAAGATGGACACATCATAATAATCTTCAAATACAGTAGTTATTTGTCCATCTTCTATTATTCTTAATACGCCATTAGTTTGAGACCATTTTTCCCAATCTTGTATTAGACTGTGAACTTGTACTTGAGATAATTCTTTTTTCATTTGAAGAGCTTCTAAAATTAATTCAGAAGGCATTTCACTTACACTTCTTAGTACATACGGAATCTCTTTGTCTTGTAAATCCTGCACTTTATATTCGATATGTTGGCTAAAATCTGTAACATTCACTTCTTCAAAATGAATATTTTTATTTTGAAGAAGCGATAACACAAACCTTAAACCGATAGCATCAGATACGTTTTCCCCATGCCATAAGATTACCTTACTACTACTAGAGATTTCTTCTACAATTTGTGGATTTTGTTTAAGTGTAGTTTCAATCCAATCTAAATAATCTAATTCTGAAGTTGGACCTATTGTTGTTAGTACTTCTTTTAGCCATTGTTTTCTTTCTTGCATTCCTTCAGTAGATTCTAATTTATAAATAGGACCTATTGAAAAATCCTCATTAATACAAATAACTTTTTCATTTTTGTATTCATTATTTTTTTGAAAAACATACTTTAAATTTCCATATGCCGAATCCCCGAAGGTAATATGTGTAACATTCATAACGTTTAATCTCCTTATTAAATCAATATATCTATTTATATTTTGTAAGAGCGGGTACATCCCTTCTCTTGCAAACTTTATTATAGATGGCACACAAAAAAATAACTAGCGCCATTACATTACACTTTTGTAAGGTAAACAGCACTATTCATCACAGATAATCCTCTAGTAATGTTCTTTCTTTTATTCTTATTCCAAAATAAAAAACACCCGACTGGATGCTTTGTTATCAATTATTATTTTGTATTTTAAGTACGGTAAATGAAGTTTTATTCTTCTTCCAGTCACCTAATGCTGCTACAACAATCTGTTTGCACAATACTAAGTAACTAGAAGAAGAGCAAAAGCTCTCCCTAATAGCAGTATCATTCAATCACTACCATCTGCTGGTTTCGGATTTTATGTGCCGTCATTACGAACCGTTTAGAATTTTAGAAACAACATAGTGAGTTGTGTTTCCCGCCACTTCCCACAATACAAATATAACACGTTAATTCCAAAATAACCGACACATTTCCTGCCAAAAAGCGGTCACGACTCTGCCATGTTTTTAATTAATTGTTGCTTTAATTCTGTTTAATAATTTTTGGTATAATTCGTTTTCTGTTGACCACTTAATATGACTAAATTGTCTAGTATCAAAATGAATATCTTTAAAATCGTCATCTTTACATGTCCATATAACAGTCTTACCTAGTCCCATTGCATAACCAGCTTCGAAATAAACTCCACCTCTGTGTCCGGTAAAATCTGCAATTACAAATTTACTTTGTCTTATTTTTACTATAATTTCATCAGTTATGTCATTATTATGTTCCGCTTCTTCAATTCTGATAGGCTGGTATCCTGCCTCTTTTATAGCTTTTGTGATTGCATTCTTATATGGACCATCCATTTTTGGACTAAACGACATCGCGACAAATGCCTGCTTATTATCCGCTTCTCTCCCTTTTTCTAATTCTGCAATACGATTCCACCCTTTCGCTGTAACTGTAATATGCGCAGGGAAATCTGCTGCCGATAGCTTAGATATCTCAATCAGTTCGTCCTGAAATAGTTGGTTCGCTATATATTTCATTTCTAACAAGTGAACACTCTGTACAAAAAATAGAGATTTATCTGATTCACGAATATATACTGGGTCACCTGGAAATTTGGACAATTTAGCTAAGTTTATTAATGACTCATCCAACCTATCAGAAGCACTATCTGGATATTCACTTAATAGATCCTCTAAAAGATAAATAGGATACGGAAATTCTGAAAGATTTTTATCTGGTCGATTAAGAAAAATCATTATTTTTCCCATCCCTCTAATGGTTCTCTTTCTTAAAATTGCAGAAAGTTTTCTCTTCTGCTCTACATTTAATTCAAATCTCGCTTCTTCAGCCATGGAAAATGTACCACAATTCTCACATTTATATTGCTCTACACGTCCTCCTCCCACTCCCACTAATTGTTGTTCCTCAATAGAGTTTTGACAAACCGGACATCTTTCACTCATCACAATCACTACTTTCTTTTTTATAGCATAATCTTAACATATAAATAATTGACTTACCCATATCTTATATTGTGTGTAACTGACCCTATTACTGAATCCATTGATATCATTGATTTAATTTAACTTTCTCTTTTGAGTTCCACAGTACGAAATTTATGAGTAACTATATAGGGGTAAAAGCAGCATTTTTCAAAATAACCTACGCTATGCGGAAAAATAAAATAAGCTGCCCATGTGGACAGCTTATTTACATAATTATCTTTATCAGAAGTAAAATTTAACTCGAAAATAGCTAATTTTATCAGTTGTTGAATGTCTGAAAAAAATCAAACCAATGATATTGTCGAGATCCTTTGGCAACTTCTTGCTGTGATGACTATCATAGTGACTTTTTCTCCAGCAACCACTATTAGTGGCTAATTACCATAAGGACTTATTTTTGAAATTTGCTGTTTTTTAGAAAGTATGTTAATGTAAGAAAGACCTATTTTTGTTCGGTTTGAGATTAAGAATAAATTTTGTTTTTCGTCTAAGGTATTTGAGCAAGGGTAGTAACATATGTGTGGGTATCCACACTAGGAGGCAACAATTATGGAACAAGGTAAAGTAAAATGGTTTAATGCAGACAAAGGTTTTGGATTCATCGAGCGTGAAGGTGGAGAAGACGTATTCGTACATTTCTCGGCTATCCAAATCGACGGTTTCAAATCTTTAGACGAAGGACAAAGTGTAACGTTTGAAGTAGAACAAGGACAACGTGGCCCACAAGCTACTAATGTTCAAAAAGCTTAATATTAGCTGATGAAAGACCCTCTTGTAGGGTCTTTTTTTTGATTTTGTTACAATATTCCGAATACAACTTTTTTAAGGGGATTTGGGGTGCTTAACTTTTAATGAAAAAGAAGATGTTAGAAATCATAATTTTAGCATTATGGGCTTTTTCTTTTAGTTATCTTGCAATTATATTAGGAATACCAAAAAACGGATTATATATAGTCGTAGGATTTCCAATCTTATTTGTTGGTGGACTTTTGATTGTGCATCTATTTCAAAATAAGAATGAAAATGGAAAATAACTTTGTTTGATTGTATATCTCATACACATCTAGTTAACATAACGTCCTATTATCGGTAGCAAGAAAAAGGAGGATCCCTACTTTTACGAGGAATCCTCCTTTTTCTTTTTCTATGACTCTATTCATTTTTTATACATTCTTATTCTGGTGCGGTTTTAGGGCTCTTGTTTGTTACTGGATTAGTCGAAAACTGTATAAAATTTTGTATGCTCTTATCGTGGGGGTTTTCAAAAATACTGGCGATACCCCTAGATTTAAAAAGAAAAAAGCAATGATTAGATTTTAAACCTAGTCATTGCTTTATCCATTGCATCTTGGTTTACACCTATATAACGTAACGTGACCTTCTCTGATGAGTGATTGAATATCTCCATGAGTAATGCTATGTTTTTGGTTTGCATGTACATGTGATACCCATACGTCTTTCTCAAAGTATGCGTCCCTATCTCATCTAATCCAAACTCTGCTGCAGCTCCACTTAATATCTTATATGCCATACTGCGACCAATCGGACGATTCTTCCCTTGTCTACTTTTTAATAGGTACTCATCATCTTCTCTATTTTCATTAAACCATTTAAGCTCTCTCTTTAGTGCTGTTGTAATCTGTATACGCTTCTGCTTACCTGTCTTCATTTCACGTATTGAGATGTGGCTGCTTTTTAAATCTCCAACCTTTAGTTTTAAAATATCACTTATACGTAACCCTGTATTAATTCCCATCACAAATAAGATATAATTACGGTCACTCTTTTCTTTCAAATATTCTTTTATCTGTTGTATTTGCTCTGGATTACGTATTGGTTGAACAAAATTCATTATTCATTACCTCCAGTCTCTTCTGTCTCGTAAACTTCTAATCCAAGTGCAAAAGCTAGTTTATAAAATGCTTTAGACTTCCAACGGCGGTAAGTACGCTCTGACATTCCGATTTCGTTATAAACCATGTAATCACATACATCCTCTTCTTCTAAATAACGTTTACAAATAATATCCCTTTGGATACTTCCTGCACGTCCGTTTCCTAATCGATTTAGAAATTGATCAATACGTAATGACATTCTTTCGAGCCATTCTTCACGTTTACTTTGTTGAATATTCGCTATGGCAACATCTTCTAATGGCTTACCAACTGCATGTGTAGGACCGTGCTCGCGCATTTCATAAGAAGGAGTGACTTTCATTTCTTTACGCATCATCCCAAATTGTCTATGTATACGTACACTTTCCAACACGCCTTCTAATTCCTCTTGTGTTGCCGTTCTATCGATTTTTGGTAAGAAAGATAATTGTTTAGTCATGTAAGACCACCCCTTTTTATTTTTTAATTACTTTTGTCTTAAAGCTCCACGTCTACGTTCATAACGTGGTCCACGAATCCCCATTAAATCTTCAATGTCACGAGTGCTTAATTTCTCTTTTTGTTTTTTCTTGTTTTTCTTCTTCGCTTGTTTTGATTGCTTATTCCACTCACGCAATTGATCCCTTAGCACCTTCATTTCTCCATCTCCCTTTTCAAAATAAAAAGGACACCATTTCTTAAAACAGCTCTATTGCTGCTCTAAAAATTGGTATCCTCTAGTTTTCTAGCCGGACTGTATTCTGTTTTCATTTATTTGATAATACCAGCCTGCACAAAGATGTTTCTCCAAGCTTTGTTAACTTGGTATTTATCAACGTCTATCGCACGACGAGCGATAGCTTTTCTTATTTTCTTTTTCTTTGCATTTGCCATTCCTCTCATCCCTTTCATGCAAACGTCTCTCATTTCCATTTTGGAGCGTTTCACTCCTCTTGATACCTATATTACATTCAAAAATAATCTAAACGTGAATTGTACCTATTTTATAAAGTCCTTTTCCCCACAAAAGGATTATTTTATTAAAATCTTCACAAGCCATAACTTCGAATTATTAGATCTAAATGAACCTCTAGACGATTACGCCATATGCTAATTTAAATACTTTCCAGGAAAGCAGGTGCGTACTATGCCCTCAGTTGTAGCAAACCTTGTCGTACAAAATAGTGCTGGTTCTTTCAACTTAGGCGATTTTTATAACGTTTCTCCAAAAGAGAATACAAAATCTTATAATGGTTCAGGGGCATCAAATGTTGGTTTTGTTGTCAATACCTTTAGCGGTGTTAGCGCAACAAACACATTTGATGCTGATGTTGCAGACCAAAATCAAGTTGGGACAGCTTGAATTTATTCACTTCCTTCTCCCCCCTGAATAAAACTCAATATCCCGTCCATACTATAGATAACCCATCTTTAATGTACTGTAACCATTTAGATCTTCTTTAAGACTAAGCAGTTAGCTTTTGCTAGCTGCTCTTTTGTTTGAAATTAAAATAGCGATTTCGTTCAAATACTTCACGCCCCATGAAAAAATTACATATGGTATCACGTACTCTTTTACATTAAGAGTTTTGGTCCGAAGAGCACTTATATATGGTGCTCTTTTTCGTATGGAATGTGAAATAGAGGCTTGCTCTTAAAACCTTTTATGTAATTATTATAGGTTTTTTCCTTACACCCCTGTGTCTGTTTACTCATAAGTTGTTAAAGTATAAATATAAATTGGTAGTTAATTTATAAGGGAGGTGTAAAAATGAGTAAATTTAAAAAGAATTGTCACACACCCTTTCCATGTGCCCTCCCTTTGCCTCAAATAGGGCCTACTGGAATAACTGGAGCGACAGGATTTACTGGGCCAACCGGAATAACTGGAGCAACAGGACCTTCAGGTGGACCTCCAGGACCGACTGGGCCAACCGGAATAACC